GAATTATGATCTTATAAAATATGCAAAGATGGTAAGCAGGACACGGCTCAGGACCGTTCAATCTGAAGCGGTTAAAAACGAATGCAAAGAGTTCGATAATGATCTGGTTCAAATATCGGATCATGGAACGGAGACAAAAATCTGCATGGAATTTGAGGGAAATATTTATTCGATTAGCGGGAAGAGCCGTGATTATCCCAAGATACCCGGATATCCACCATACCATCCTAATTGTATGCATTCAGCAAGCCCAACTTCTGAGGCTGCGATTGAATGGAGAAAGGAGCATTAAATGTTAGAAGCATATAGCGTAGATGACATAACTATTATCCGAGTGCCTGATCCGGCATATACCGAATGGAATGAACCGATTGCGCCCACAGAAGAGGCTGTTACGGGATATGTAGAATGGGAAACAAAACTTGTCAGAGACTTTGCGGGAGAAGAGGTTGTGTCCAGGGGGCATGTTATCTTGACTTATGATGGGGCTATTAATCATAAGGACAAGATTAAAATAAATGGAGACGAATATGTTATAGTGGCATTAGAGCCAATGAAAGATTTTTCTAACGTTGGCTTGAAGGTGTTTATCGTATGAGCAAAGAAACTGGCTTCACAATGGACTTCAAAGATTTTGAAAAGAAGTTTACCCACCTGGTGAAATCTGCAATTCCAGAGGCAGCAAAAAAAGGATTATTTCAGGGGTTTAATGAGGCTTTAAGAGATGCGAAAGAGAAAGTCCCAAAGGCACCTAGAGACAAGGGTGATTTACATGGCTCTACGGCCGGAACCGTTAAGACAAAAATTACTAAGGATGAAATATCGGTATCAGGTGGATTCAATATTGATTATGCTGCAAAGTTACATGAAATGCCAAAAGAAAAAGCAAGCAGAACTAATTGGAGCCTACCAGGATCAGGGCCGAAGTTTTTGGAGACAAAATTAGTAAGGAATAAAAGAAAATATATGGAAATCGTAGTCAAGTCTATAAAGAAGGCGAGATAATGATTAAAGAGATTTCTACTTTTATTGCTTCAAAAACCGGTCTTGTGATAGGCGCGAGATTACAGATAGGCCACAGGACGCAAGACTCACCGGATCGATGCAGCGTTATAATGGAATCCGGAGGTAGCGGGCTTTATCCAGATTTGCCGGACAGGGCTGATAAAATGATTCAGATTTTAACAAGGGCGAAAACGCAGGGTACAGCCAGGGCCGATGCCTGGGTTATCTTTAATGCGCTCTATAGAAATTATGAATACGGCTCTGCTGGCTGGGCTATCCCGGCTGTCGCTCCGGCCATACAGGATTATGTAGCGATGGTTATCGAGCCAGTTTCAGATCCTACATATATAAGACAAGATGAGAAAGGAAGATTTGAATATAGTTGCAATTATCAATTTAAGATGAGAGATGATTAAATTAAAAATAAACATTATCACAATGACTGAAAGGTTAAATATAAATGTGATTAATGGAGGTGTATTATGAGTCTACCCATAAAAGACTTGGGGCCGTGTGCCGTAATCTGGGATCTAGATGACGCTAACGTGACCCTGAACCCAACCTTCGGAGGGGTAATATTCAGAACCGAAGAGCTTTTTGTCGGGATTAAAGAAGATCAGGCCGGTGTTGTCGATGTTGATGCAACCTATACGGGCAGAACCGCAGAGCTTGTTGTGCCTATGACGCGCTCATCACTGGATCAACTAGAAGCAGTGATTACAGGTTCAACAAAAGGGGCGGATTTTCTGAAAGTAAAAAACCGTGTAGGACATCAGATGTTCGCTGATGCAAAAGAGATCATCCTTAAACCGACCGTTGATGGCACGCCATCTACAACGGATACCGAGTGGCTGCATATCCATCGTTGTTATCCGGTAGCTAGCTTGGAATTTGTCTATGACAATGCCGGTCAGCGTGTATGCAATGTCGTTTTCAAGGTATTCCCGGATGACCTTAGCGGGCAGGTTAATGAAATGTGGAGAATCGGGCCGGAAGAATAAGGTAAAAAATGAAAACATATAACACTCAGAAATCCTTATATGCTCTTATTGAAATTAACATTAATGGCACAGCATATCAGAGCCAGAAATTAACAAAAGCTGTACGAGCTGCGTTTGCCAAAATAGAAGAAAAGATACAAGACGAAGAAACCTCAATTGACGCTACCTATGAATGGGTGAGCAAAATGTTTAATGTAGAAATGACTGTCCTAGACAAACTTGATTCACAGGAAGTTGAGGATATTTATCTTGATTACCAAAGGGCTCGCAGGGCTACGGATTTGGCACGCAGGGAAAAAGAGATTGAAAGTTTTGAGCAGGATGTTAAACAGTTGAAAAAAGCTCAAGCAGTTACGAAGGGCATTCCCTCAAAAAACCGGAAGAGGTCTGGCAGCAAAAAGTAATTTTGATAGCAACTGAGTTTCCAGGCCAGTTTCCGGATGAAAAACTTTATAATCTGGATTATCGAGACGAGGAAAGATGGGTAATAGAGGCAAGGAAAAAGCAGCTCCGCAGGGACATCTCCGCTCTTTATTTGACCGCTATTGCTTTTTCTGGTAGCGAAGAGGTAAACAATAAATTGATAGAAATGCAAAACGATTTAAGACGGCTTGAAGGCGTGAAAGAAGAAACGCTTGAGGGCGGTGCATCCCCTGCATGGGAATGGTTAAAGGCCAAAAAGAGAGGATAAATGGCTGGTTTTAAAGTCGGTTCCATCGTTGCAGAAATGCAATTGAAAAAAAATAAATGGGACCAGTCTGTTCGTAAAGTAAAGGGCGATCAAACGGGTCTTCAGACAGGCGCAACAAAAACCGGCGGCGGCTTCAAAAAAATGGGGCTTGCTATGGCTGTGGCGGGGGGGGTGATTGCCGGAACCGTAGGGAAGATTATAGGAACTTTTGCAAAATTCGATAGCGCAATGACTCAATCCCTGGCAATCATGGGGGATATATCGAGTGCCATGCGGAAAGATATGGCCGAGGCTGCAAAGGAAATGTCAACAAAAAGCACCTTTGCAGCAAATGAGTTGGCTAAAGCATATTTCTTTCTAGCTTCTGCCGGAATGGACGCAGAACAATCTATAAAAGCCTTACCAGCGGTTGCACAATTCGCACAGGCCGGAATGTTTAATCTATCCACAGCTACGGATTTATTAACCGATGCACAGACCGCTCTTGGTTTGTCTTCTAAAGACGCTATAGAAAATCAAGAAAATCTTATCCGAGTTTCAGACGTTTTGGTTAAAGCCAATACTTTGGCAAATGCTTCTGTTCAGCAATTCGCAGAGGCTTTGACAAATAAAGCGGCCGCATCTCTGGTTAATGTCAACAAAGAAATGGAGGAGGGCGTTGCTGTTCTGGCGGCTTATGCGGACAAAGGTGTTAAAGGGACGTTGGCTGGGCAGCGGTTAACTATGATGATGAACGGTCTTTTTCAGGCAACACAATTAAATAAAGATGCCTGGGACGATATAGGAATCTCGCTTTTTGATTCAAGTGGAGAGATGCGGAGTATTGCCGATATTATAGGCGATTTGGAAGTCGGTCTCGGAGACATGACTACTGAGCAAAAACAGGCCACTCTCTCCACGCTAGGATTTAATATGAGAACAAAGGATTCCATTTTAACCTTAATGGGGTCATCTGAAAAAATCCGGCAGTGGACAAAGGATTTGAAAACCGCGGGAGGGACTACCGAGGATGTAGCCAATAAACAATTAAAATCATTCTCCGCCCAATTCAAATTAATTAAAAATGAGGTAACTAATGCCACAATAGAAATAGGAGAAAAACTTGCTCCTACGATATCTGAATTAGCAACTCTTTTAAAAGACGTGTTAATTCCTATTCTCAAAGAAGCCCTCCCCTTGGCTCTTGATGTTTTTACGAGGGGGATAACCGCCGTAAATGAAAAGCTGACAGATATGGCAATTAAAGCAATGGGAATCAGGACCGCAAGCGAACAATTAGCGGTCGCCACAACCATTGCCAAAAATAAGGCTCTTGAATTTAGAGATTCTTTGCTTGTCTTAAATCCAACGATGGAGGAGTTGGCAGAAAACTATAGAGCAAATGAGGAGGGTGGTGGAAAATGGGCGATATCAATAAAAGAACAAGATGAAAGATTGGCTCTTGCGGAGACAACACTAAGGGATTATCTTATCACTTTTGGAAAATTACCCCCATTGTTAGTAGAAGGGATTGTTCGAGAAAGGGAGTTGGCAGAGGCTATTTATGAAACCTCTACAAGTTCAGAAGACGCTAGGGAAAAAATTAAGGCAATGAGAGAGGAATTGAAGCTTGGCAAGTCCCCTACAGAGGCATTGACCGCACGACTTAAAGAACTTAGAATTGAGACCAAAGAAGAAGTTTTAGGCGCAATTT